ATAGCAACCAAACAGATCTGGAAGGTTCTCCGTCAGGCAATTCTCTTCCTGAATCGCCGTGCGTTCTGCAAGAACACTGAACGTAATGGCCCAGTTTTTCCCGTCGTTAGTGTCAATGTTAATCGCGCTGTTAATCTGCACCTGGTGATCAGCTAGGCCGTAGCCGCTGTCCAACACCATCACAAAAGAGTCTGCCCCAGCATGAGTATTGTTAAGGAATGACTGAAATACCTGGTTGCCTAGGGCCGACACGACGAGCGCGATATTGAACGGCACGGCCTCGAAGTATGTGTCACGACCTTGACGTGGCATCCCGCCCTGTGTTGTACTCCTCCATATATTAGAGCCGCGCTGGTAGCTGTACCCTTTGTTTACCACGGGCTTTAACGTCATAGGGAATTTAATGTCTCCCATATCTATCTCCAAAAAGCAAGTATGATTATCAGGATACTATAATGCCTACAAGACTGACAGAGGAACAAGTAATATCTAGCATCGAAACCAAGTTAGCGGGTTCTTTGGTTCGTTTTATTGGTTTCAAAGACGGTAAATATTTAAGAGCTAAGAATTATGTGCTTCTGGAATGCGTGAAACACGGACCATTGGAGATTACATACGACAAGATAGCTGGCGGAACTGGTTGTCGAAAGTGTGGTAATGAGATAGTTTCTTCCATTAAAACTACGGATGTCAGAGTGATTACGCGTCAGATAGATGAAATATGCTTGCGTGAAGGATGGCATTTCGTCGGCTTTGATGGCGGGGTTTATACCTCTGTTGATGGTAAGGCTGTTTTGAAATGCCCATCACACGGCAATTTCTCCAGAAGAATAGCTGACCTTAAATCACGTAATTACGCTTGTCCAGTATGTTATAAAGAGAATATGCGCAAAAGGAATAGAATGCCTGAGGAAGAGGCGATACTTAGGTGGGAAGAATCTTGCAGGATAAAAGGAATGGTATTTTTAGGTCTTATTGGTGCCTATGAAGCCGCGGACACAAACAAAGCTAAATTACTGTGCCCAAAGCACGGGATCTGGAATGCCTCCTACAGCAACTTTGTTCTGAGTGGAAGCACATGCAGCTCTTGCTCAAGAGTAGGTTTCAACTACCTGAGAGAAGCATTCGTCTACGCTCTTGTTGGCGATGGCTTCATAAAGATAGGGGTAACTAATTCTCCAACTAAGCGTCTAGAAGTTTTACGCAGAAATACTCCTTTTGACTTTGAAGTCCTGGAAGTGGTAAGGGTAAAAAGCGGCAACAAGGCGCATACTATAGAGAGGCACTTTCATAAGAAATATGAGACAGCAGGGCTTTCAGGGTTTGATGGTTGTACCGAATGGTTAAGATTTGACCCAGAAATACTAGAGGAATTGCGCGCCATTTAAGGCGCGCTAATTATCAGAACCCCGGCAGCCCTCTCGTCGCCCGACGAGATTTAGAAATGTTTGAGTTGCTATCCTGCATCGCGCTTGATACGTGCTCATCAATAATAACACGCAAACGCCCCTCGTCGTCTCTCTCTGTTGTCGCTGAGTCAACGCGGCCCGTAGTGTTATTAACGATAACCACACCGTTATTGGCGCTTGATGAGCTGTTATTCTCGCCCATTATCTGACGCATTTGCTGGGCCGTTCTAACGCGAGAAGCACTGGCAGGAACGATGACTTCTGCCTTGTTTCGCTCAGCAATCGTTGACGCCTGCCCAGCAGACAAGTTGCCGCCTTGCTCACGCGCAGATCTGATCTTGCCAACGTTAGCCAGGCCAGCGGCCACAGCTGCGGCGGCAGCAATTGGGCCAGCTACCCAGCCGACAATTGGTATGGCTGCTGCTGACTGATACGCGGCGTTAGCGGCCACGTATGTCTGCATAATGGCGTTAGCAATGGCAAATGCTTTATACATGGCATTACCTTCGCCTAAAGACGTTTTCAAGTCGTCAGTAGTCTGTCCGAGCATATCAGAGTATGATTTAACCCTTTTCTTATCAGCCCCTTTGGCAATGGCAGCCAATGAAGCCTGGTATTCCTCTTCGTTGATTATTCCGCGATCATAAAACTCTCTTGCCTTGTCTTCCTTGGCCTTTTGCTGAACATCTATCAGCTCAAGCTCAGTGGCGTTAATGGCTTCCATGTCAGCAATAAACTGATCGTGTTTGCCTTCTTTCTTAGCCTGCTCTTCTTTGCGCTTGGTTAACTCTTCCTGTCTTGCGGTCTCAGCATCAAGCTGAATCTGTGTTTTAGTGTCCTCAAACTGCTGCGCGCTGATAGCTCCCTGCTGCTGAAACTCAGCCAGCTTGTCAAGCTTCTGCTGCTCCGTGGTGTTGATCCTGGCAATCTCATCACCGCTCTGGCGTTCAATGGTGGCGAGGAATGTCTCAGCAGCTTTCTTCTGCGCTGCCGCAGCATTTGCATCTCTCTTTGCCTGTGCCTCTGCTCTATTTGACGCGCTTCTATTCTGTGTCTCTGTCTTCTTTTGTTCGCGAGATTCGAATTCTCTTAGGTCCTGCTCTGCCGATTTGTTGGCTGCTGCAACCGCCCTTTTTCGCTGATCTTCCGTCAGACCTTCTCGCTGGTTTATTGATTCAATAAGTTGCTTATTCTGTGCATTTATTAATTCCTTCCCGCGCTTTGATTGTATTTCAATTGCTGCAACAAATGCTTCGCCAGCGGCAGCCTGCTTGGCCTTTAGTTTATCAATCGTTGCTGAAAGGTTGTTATATGCACCCTGCAATGCCTCAGCAGCATTCTTGCCGTTCATCATCTGAACGACAGCTTCCTGCATTATGTTGTTAAACTCATTTAGTTTTGGATTGGTAGTGCCGTACTGGGCTTGTAAGTTAGCAGTGCTATTTGCCAGTGCTTGCACTGTCTCTGGTGACTTCGTTTTCTGCACGGCATCAAGCTGTGAAACAAGGCCTAGAGCTTCTTCTTTAGTGATGCCCATGCTGCTTGATAAGTCATCAACCACAGCACGCAAGGCAATAGCGCTGCTTCCTGCCGCATCAGAGAATGAACTGATATTCTTCAATATGTCAGCAGTGCTCATGCCTGATTGTGTCATCCTATCGAGCGCTACTGCGGCGCCTCCGACACTACCAGAAATAAGTGAATCAAATTGCTGAGCTGTCTCAGCGGCCGTTTCACCGGCAGCCTTTATCTGCGTATTGGCATCTGCAATGCTTGATGCAAGCTTTGCAAGGGCGGCGGCATTACTTTGCTCTGCTAGCTTAAGCAGCTCATCCGTTAATTCTAAGGCGCCAGTTGAACCTTCCTTCAGCACTGACTGAAGGTTTTTTGTTGCCTTCTGCAACTCTTCAGCACCGGTTTTTGCATCACCAAATGACTTATAAAGGACTCCCCCCACAGCAGAAGCCAATGCAATCACCGCGCCAAGCACGGCACCACCTGGCCCGAAAGCACCAGCCAACTGAGAGCCCTGCTGGCCGATAGCTACAAATGCAGATGTACCACCTTGAAGCTGGACAACCATGTCCTGCACTTGAAAGCCAACTTGTTGCATTGATTGTTTAGCTGAAGCCATCCCACCCTTCGCCGCTCTTGACATGGATGTGTCAAGTTTGACCACGTTTGGTGATAATTTGTTTACGGCAGTATCTGCATTGTTGGCGGCTGCCGCAAAGTCATCTAATTGCTTATCAGCCTGCTGTACGCCTTCAGTTTTTACCCTTGCTATTAGCGAAGCTGTATCAGCCATTTTCAATCCTCATTAGGCATCGTCTTTGCCTTCGAATACGCCATCTATGCCCATAATCAGCTCAGACTCAAGAGAGCTGATCTTCTGTCCGGTTGCTTGCTGGTAATGAATTAAATCAGTCCATGTAAGCATATCACGAGAGAACATTTTAATTTCTAGCTCAGTTTCTCTCTTGATGAATTTAATCTCACGATACTTGTCAAAGGTGCCGATAAAAATAGAGGGGCACTCTGGCCCCTCATCACGCGCTGCTCGCTCCGCTTTCTCTATGACACCCATCGAGATAAGCGCTGACTCATGTGGTGCCGTTATTGCATCGAACTTCTGACGCTTCTGGTTATCAACAAACACCCACTGAGCAAATGCATACAGCGCGGCTACTTTACCGAAAGTTCTTCGCGGCTTTTGGAGTGATGGACGGCGATAGCATCAGCCAAGCCTGAATACTGGCGTAGCAACTCACGCAGCACATCTTCGCTAAATAGTTCATCAAAACTCCAGCCAGTGACGATCTCAACGGCAAGATCGGCATTCAGATCTGCCATCTTATCGGATATCTCTGCGTTGTATTCGGTGAAGTCTTCAATCTCTTTGCATTTAGCTTCAAGCTCTTTCATGGAACTTGTTACTTGACGGTATGCCAGCGAGTAGGCTCTGCCAGCTTTAATAGACTCGTCGCAGTCTGGCCCGCGAACTTGAAGCCACTCACCAGAATCTTTTCCTGACGGCAGCATGATCGGCATGCGCGTGCCAACCTCGTGCTTATCCTTATAAAAGAAGTCGCTCAGCTTCATGCGTGGTTCAGTTGTCTTTGAAGATATGTTTTTTCCGGTCATAAATAT